GGCATCGCGCAGGTTGGCACCGCACAGGTTGGCATCGCGCAGGTTGGCACCGCACAGGTTGGCACCGCGCAGGTTGGCACCGCACAGGTTGGCATCGCGCAGGTCGGCACCGCGCAGGTCGGCACCGCACAGGTCGGCATCGCACAGGTTGGCACCGCACAGGTTGGCACCGCGCAGGTCGGCATCGCACAGGTCGGCATCGCGCAGGTTGGCACCGCACAGGTTGGCATCGCGCAGGTCGGCACCGCGCAGGTCGGCACCGCACAGGTCGGCATCGCACAGGTTGGCACCGCACAGGTCGGCCGCATCAACAGCGCGAATAACCGCGCCGCTCCATCTGTTTTTGATCTCGATCATCTTGGCGTACTCGTTGTTTGAACAAACAGCGCCGCACTCCTGAGCAAAATCCCTGTTGAGCGAGTGCGGCTGTGTTTGGTCAAACCCTGTGCGCGGTGTCAGCCCTCCCAGCCTCATACCGTCCCGCGCCACCTGTCAGCGTTGGTACGCCCGGTGTTTACAGTCCCGCCGCATCGTCCGGGAAACATGGTGTGGCTGTCGTTTTTCGTTCGGGTCGCGCCTTCAGACCGTAGGCCGTTTCTGTCCGGGCCAGGACTCGCGGCGTTTGTTGCTGCGATGATTCAAAGCTTACCATCTTTGCAGAATCCTGCAAGAACTATTTGCAACATCCTGCAAAAAAAACTATGATGAGCACATCGACAACGGAGGCGAAAATGCTAAACGCAAAAGAGGCGATACAAGACATGGGCGGCGCTGATGTCGTCGCCAAGCTGATTCCAGGGGCGACAAAGAACATTGTCTACCACTGGTCTTCAGCAAATCGGGTGGGGCCGCGTTTTTACCTGCGGTTCCTGGAACTGTGCAGCAAGATGAAGGTCAAGGTCGATCCGGTAAAGGTGATGAATGGGGATAAAAATGACTGACTATGAGCAGTTCATATCAAGCAAGCACTTCCGTCCTGTTGATGCAGGATTTTACTATGCTTGCAGTGAGTCATGGCTTTTTGACTATCAGCGTGCTTGCGTTGAGTGGGCTTGTCGGCGAGGGAAGGCTGCGCTTTTTTTGGATACAGGACTCGGAAAGACAAATTGCGAGCTGGCATGGGCTAGGGCTGTTGCTGATCATACTGGCAAGCCGGTGCTGATTCTGGCTCCGCTGTGCGTCAGCGTGCAAATCATTCAAGAGGCGGCACGGTTCGGCTTTGATGTTCACGGCGTCCGTCAGGATCACGAAGTAGGCGAAACCGGGATCTACATCACTAACTATGAGAACCTGCACAACATTGACTCCGGCCGGTTTTCTGGCGTTGTGCTGGACGAGTCGTCAATCTTAAAGGGTATGGCCGGGAAGATGCGCGCGATGATCACGGAATCGTTTGCGCGCACGCCGTACCGATTGTCGGCATCTGCTACACCATCGCCCAATGATTACATGGAGCTGGGGACGCAGTCGGAATTCCTCGGCATCATGACGCAAGTCGAAATGCTGGCGACGTTCTTTATTCACGATGGCGGCGACACTGCAAAATGGCGGCTGAAGGGTCACGGGCAGAAGAAGTTTTTCGAGTGGCTGGCATCATGGGCTGTTGTCATGCGCGATCCCTCTGCTTACGGATTTGCCAAGAAGCCAGAACTTCCGCCGCTGAATATCCAACAGGTGACAATTGAGAGCGGACAAACTGACGGCTTATTGCCTGCGCTTGCTCATTCACTTGGCGAACGATTGGCGGCGCGCCGCGATACCGTGGCCATGCGATGTGCGGCGGCTGCAAGCCTTGCCAATGATATCGATGGGCCGGTTCTTGTCTGGTGTAACCTGAACGACGAAAGCGAAATGCTGTCATCGTCAATCAATGGCGCGGTCGAGGTGTCCGGCAGCGACAAGCCTGAGGTCAAGGAATCACGCATCATTGGATTTACGAATGGCAGTCATCGCGTATTGGTCACAAAGCCCAAAATCGCAGGCTTTGGCATGAACTGGCAGCATTGCCGCAACATGATTTTTGTTGGCCTGTCCGATAGCTGGGAGCAGTATTATCAGGCTATCCGCCGCTGCTGGCGGTATGGACAGATGGAAACTGTCAACGTGTATGTCGTCACGGCAGACATTGAGGGTATGGTTGTCGAAAACATCAAGCGCAAGGATGAACAGTCTGATCGCATGATGGATGAGATGGCTGCCATTGCGAAGGATTTTTTCAACGACTACACCAAGGCCAGCAATGAACTGCGCGCCTATCAACCGAAAAAGACGGCACCTTTGCCGAATTTCATTTAAGGGGATTTAACCATGCTTAACGTCAAAAACTACAGCCAAGGCGAACGCCATATCGTGTACAACGCGGACTGCGTTGAAGTGGCGCGTCAGATGCCGGAATCTTCGGTTGACTTCATAGTTTACAGCCCGCCGTTTTCCAGCCTGTACACATACAGCAACGACGAACGCGACATGGGAAACGCATCGAACGACGATGAGTTCTTCGTGCACTTCGGGTTCCTGGTGGCCGAAATGTACCGTATGCTGCGGCCTGGACGGCTGATGGCCGTACACTGCATGAACCTGCCGACCAGCAAGCAAAACGATGGATTCATCGGCATCAAGGACTTTCGCGGGGATCTGATACGCTGCTTTCAATCGCATGGATTTATCTACCATTCCGAGGTCTGCATCTGGAAAGACCCTGTCGTGGCGATGCAGCGAACAAAGGCTCTTGGCCTGCTGCACAAGACCATCAAGAAGGATTCAAGCCTTTCGCGGCAAGGCATCCCTGATTATTTGGTAGTGATGCGCAAGCCTGGCGACAATGACAAACCGATCGAAGGCGCGCTGAAGTATTTCGTTGGCGAGGAACCGCCGCGCGATTTCAGGTCAAATAACCGCGTGGATGGTTCTCTGGCATGGGCTCCGACCGGAGATGCAACGCCAATCGACATTTGGCAGCGCTATGCGTCTCCTGTGTGGATGGACATCAACCAGACGCGCACCTTGCAGTTCCAGAACGCACGCGACAGCAACGACGAGCGCCATATCTGCCCTTTGCAATTGGACGTGATTGAGCGCGCCATGCAATTGTGGACGGCTGATGATGATGTTGTTTTCAGCCCGTTTACCGGCATTGGCAGCGAGGGTTACGTCGCACTGCAAATGGGGCGCAAGTTTATCGGAACAGAACTGAAGGAGTCATATTTTAAGATTGCCGCGCAAAACCTTGCGGACGCAGAATCTGTGTCGCAAATCAGTTTGTTTTGATGCAAAATTGACGCATTAGGTTGTTTGTGTTGTAACAGGAGCCGGTAGCTCATCGGCTCAGGGACGAGGGTCTGACGTTTTAGCGAAAGGCGGGCGTCGGGACAGGGGACGCAATGAGTCAGACGGGAGTTCACCCCTAACCGGAATCATCGCCGGGTCGATCAGATGCGAGTTGCTGGCGTAACCAGCACAACCGCATGGGCATTGTCTGGATTGGGAGAAACCCGGTCGCAGTGCCCAGCCGGTTGCAGCGAGTCGGAGAAATCCGTTTGACTCATCCTCTGCCCGTCTTGAGAGCCGGGCCTGCTGGCGAACCAGCCGCTGCAACAACATGAACTTAACAACAGGAGAAAAACCATGGGTCCTAAACCTTTTTCCAAGGCATGGCGGCAAGAACTGATCCGCCGACACACTAAGGCGCGTGTGGTGATGACTGGCAAGTTTCCCGCCGAGCGCAACGGCGTTGAACTGGTGCCATTTAATCCGGCTGAACGCCAGGTTAGCCGTTTGGCGGCTTGAAAATAAAAGCACCGCACGGGATCGGGAAACCGACCGCAAATCGCGATCTGACGCCGCTTGCGACGGCAAACGGATATCGCCCTGCCGACGGGTGGGGAGTGGTGAATCAAGCATGGCGGCCGGGAAAGACCGGCGACTCAAAACAAGGACAGCATCATGCCAAAACCTGAATATATTGCCATTTTTGCACTCGGCGTCGCGTTCCTGTCATGCGCGCTGTGGGCTATCTGGCCGGTGTTTTCGTTGTTGTGGATGTTGGTGATGTGGTAAAATTGAAGTGCTGGTGTCGGGGTCGAAACCAATCCAGCAAGCAAAGACAGCACACGGCATAAGGTCATCCGACTTTGCCCGTCTCTACATCATTACACTCGCCGTGTCTGTCGGTGATGTAGAGAGTTCGACCGGGCAAAGATCAGATGGCCTTTTTTATTGGTGCGTTATGAACTATTACGCGTTCCACATAGGCGACTACAAAGCCCACACGCAGCATCTGACGCCGATGGAAGATTTGATCTATCGGCGGATGCTTGACCTGTATTACCTCAACGAATCTCCGCTGCCTGACGCTCAAAAGATAGCTCGATCCATCTGCCTTCGAGACCACATTTCCGACATAGAAACCATACTCTCTGAGTTTTTTGTAGACACGCCTGATGGGTTTATACACCCCCGTTGCGAGCGCGAAATCAAGGCCATGAACGAGAAGTCAGGGAAGGCAAAGGCTAGCGCGCAGGCAAGATGGAAAAAGTCATCGGATGCGAACGCAATGCGAAACGGATGCGAACGCAATGCGAACGCATCGAAAAACAATGCGAACGCATCAAATTCGGATGCGAACGCAATGCGAAACGGATGCGAACGCAATGCTCCCAATACCCAATACCCAATACCCAATACCAAAAAGAAAGAAGAAGAAAACGCGCACATGTTTTCTGATTCTGACACTCGCCTGTTTTTCACCATGCCGATGGATTGGAATCCTGACCCTGAGGAACTGCAAAAGTACGTCAACGGGAAAGCACACGCCGGTAAACCGTTGACGCTGGAACAGGTCATGGAGCATCTCCCAGATTACCGCGAGGCTACACATGCCAAGGGTGAGCGGCGTACAGAATCGGAGTGGTGCCGGGCGCTGGTCAAGTGGGCGCAGCGGTGCTTGCTCAATCCGAAGCCTGAAGAAAAACCAAAAGCGCCAGCACCTGTCAAAAAAACAGAGTACTGGCAGCCTGACCCCAAGCGCATGATGACACCTGAGGAACTGGCCGCACTTGAGGCCGGGAGGGCGTTGCTGAGATGATCACTACAAAACTTGAATCACCGTCTGCCGAACAACTCGTTCTTGCCAGCATCATCGAAACAAACGGATTGCATGACGACATCGGCGGCCTGCTAGGTGCAGATGATTTCACTGTGCCGGAATACCGAGCGGTCTGGGGAGCTATCACCGACCTGAAGAACCTGCGCCGGTCGTTTGATCCTGTGCAGGTCGCCGGGTATATGCTTGATCGCGGCCAGGATGAAGCGGAATCCATCATCGCCGGAATTGTCAGGTGCGGTCATGCAGGGCGAGCGGCAGCCATCAGCAATGCCCAGCGCATTCGGGAATATTCCGTTTTACGCAACCTGATTTCAGCGGCGACCAGCATCACGGATCTCGTTACATCACACGGCGGGCGCAACGTCAACGAGTTGCTGAGCGAGGCTGACGGAATCCTGTCCGGCGTAATCAGCGGAAACCTCGGGAATGACCTGCCAGTGATCGATGGCGTGGAGTTGATGCGCAGGGTTTTTGACGATGCGACAAGGGCGGCGCTGAATCCTGGAATCAGCGGCATCAGCACCGGCCTGCCATCGCTGGATGACAAGATCGACGGACTGCAACCGGCAAACATGATTGTTGTTGCCGCGCCGCCAAGCATGGGGAAAACCACGTTCGCCATGTCGCTTGTGCAGTACGCGATGCGCCACACGAAATATCCGGTCGTGGTGTTCAGCATGGAGATGCCATCGCTGGATATTGGGCGGCGGATGGTGTCGTCCGAATCGCGAGTGCATTATGCGTCCATCAAGCGCGGCTCCATGTCAACGTACGATTCCGGTTTGGTGGCAAATGCCGCATCCAGGCTACAGACGAAAAACCTGATTGTTTGTGATGCGTCTGGCCTGACACCGGCCAGGATGCGCGGTCTATTGCGCCGCATCGTCCGCGAGCATGGCGGCGTTAGCATGGCGGTGGTGGATTACATCCAGTTGATGGATGCGAACAAGGCGAACGCCAACAACCGGAACCTGGAACTGACCGCCATCAGCCGAGACATCAAGCGCATGGCGATGGATTTCAATATGCCGTTTATCGCCATCAGCCAGCTAACCAAGGACGTTGAAAAAGCTAAACGCAAACCGACAAACGGCGACCTGCGCGAGTCAGGAGCCATCGCCCAGGATGCCGATTTGATCATGATGGTTCACCGGCAAGAGAAATACGACGATGAACCGAATCAGGAAAACATCGGGAACGCTGAAATCCTGATTACGAAAAATCGAAACGGAGCCTGCGGTGCTGTTTTGGTTGGCTATGACGGTCCTACGTTTAGGTTTTACGAATTGCGAGGCGGACATGATTACAGTTGAGCGCGACGGCGGATACCTGATTTTCCGGCGAGATGGCGTAGAGTTTTACGACACGGCGATTCCTGCTCAGGCAGATGTTGGCAGGCTGATCCGGCATCTGAGCGACAAGATGTGGTTTGCGGAGGTTCGGTCGGATAGCCTGGCGATGATTGCGGAATATCACGGGGCCGGACGTGACTCCGACGCATGACGCTCTACTGAGCCACGCATCGGTACGCGGCGTCACTTGCTGCCATCCGATGTCCGGCAGGTATTGCTCAGTAGGTCGTGAGTTGTGGCTCCAGTACCGGGCAGAGTGCGTCAGGGATGGCGGAAAAGAGGCGATGCAGTGTATCAGGGCGCAGTCGCCAGAATGGGCGGATGAAATCAAGATCAGGGCGCTGACCCTGATTGATAACGGGGGTGGAAAATGAAAAAACTGAGGACATCATGGGAGCGTCGAGAGTCGGCGCGCACCGGGAAACCGATTAAACAGGTGTTGCATGAGCTGATCGAAGCATCCGGCGGGAAATGGGAGGTCATTGGCGCGATAACGGGAATGACGCATCAGGGCGCTGTCCGCATGTTCAGCCGCAATGGCATCGTCAAGCAACCGGCGCGAAACATCGACTACGAGGGGAAAAACGCCTCGCTGTTGCAGCATTGCCGAGACCACGGGCTGAAGTATTTTTGCGTGAAGGAGTACGTCAAGCGCAATGGCGTCAGCCCGCAAGCGGCGATGGATGCATACCGGGCAGGAGCCGTACGCCGCGTCTATTGGGGGAAACCGCAATGATGATTCTTGATTGTGTCGAACTGCCGTACCCTCCCAGCGTCAACCACTACTGGGAACCATGCATCTACAAAAAACGAGGGAAAACGATAAGAGGCCGCAGGAAGTCCGAGAAGGCGCTGCAATTCATTTCCGCTATGAAGCTACTGGCAAGACGAAAAAATGCCGTAATCGGGCGCGTAGGTGTCTTGCTGACGGTATTTTTCCCTGACAGACGGGTTAGGGACTTGGATAACCTGCTGAAAGGCGTTTTGGATGGCCTGGTTGCCGCTGGGGTGATGCTGGACGACAGCCAAATCCACGACCTGCGCGTGGTGAACTCCGGCGAGATCGTGACCGGCGGGAAAATTGTTGTGAGCGTTTGGGAGATATTGGAATGAACACAGAGCACAACATCATCAGCGTTTCTGGTGGAAAGGATAGCACGGCATTGCTTTTGCTGGCCATCGAGCGCAGCGCCGAAAACATGCAAGCCGTTTTTGCTGACACCGGCAATGAGCACCAGCAGACATACGATTATGTGCAATACCTGCACGAAAACGTTTTTCCCATCCGCCGCGTGGCGGCAGATTTCTCGCAGCAGATCGAAGGCAAGCGCCAGTATGTTTTGACCAAGTGGGCAGAAAAAGGAGTTAGTCAGGCCAACATTGACCGGGCAGCCGCTGCGCTTGTGCCGACCGGAAATCCGTTCCTAGACCTGTGCATCTGGAAGGGCAGATTTCCGTCCAGCAAAGCCGCGTTTTGCAGTGAGGAACTGAAGCGCAACCCGATCATCCGGCAGGTGCAAAACCCGCTTTTGGACGCCGGGGACGACGTTGTTTCGTGGCAAGGCGTGCGACGTGATGAATCCCTGCGCCGGTCAACGCTGACCGAGCGCGAACTGAAATCGCGCCGCGAGGATACAGGCGCGGAATTGTGGAATTACCGCCCGATCCTGGACTGGACGGCTGCCGATGTTTTTGCCATGCACGACAAGCACGGCGTCAAGAAAAATCCACTGTATTCGCAAGGCATGGGTCGAGTTGGTTGTATGCCGTGCATCAACTGCCGCAAGGATGAGCTTCTGGAAATCAGCAGACGGTTTCCGGAGGCCATCGAGCGGATACGCATGTGGGAGAATGCCGTAAAACTTGCCAGCAAGCGCGGAGCCGCTACGTTCTTCGCGGCCCCGTCTGATGACAATGAGTGGTCGGCACAGCAAACCATCGAAAAGCGTGTGGAGTGGGCAAAGACCAGCCGAGGTGGGATGCAATACGACATGCTCCGCGTGCTTGACGATGCGCCGTTGTGCTCCTCGATTTATGGTCTGTGTGAGTGATAAGAGATGAAAAAACCACTACAGCGTCAGCCTTTTGCGGCGTTTACCGTCCTGCCATCCGGCATTGACGGCGCGGTCAGGCATGAAAACGGTTGTGCGAAATACTGCACGAAACCGCGCAATTGGAAGGTTTCGGCGGTGATCCGGTACGAAGATGGCGATGTCATTCGTGAGGATGTAATTGATTTCCGTGCAGACAAGGCCATGCCGACGGATTTTACCGCCGAGATGTACCGCCATCTCAACGAACGGATTGCGGGTCGGAAATGGTACTTTGCACGCGTGACGTGTCGGCCTGTGCTGAGCTGATGCAGGCAGAACTGTTTTCCGGAGATGAACCGGAGTGTCCAGGATATGACTTGTGTCCGATTGCCATGTGCGGGTGTCGGTGGCTTGGCATTGGAACTCCGTTCGTCAGTGACTTGGATAATCCAGACTTGCCAACCCATCAAGACGAGGGATAATATCCAGCAATCCCCCTTCCCGGTAGACCTCCGGGTTTTTTCTTCAGAGGCTGGCCATGCAGATATCACCTTGCCCCATTGCGTTACCGCTCGGCAAGCTGTCTGCGTTGGCTGGCGTCAAACACATCGCCATTCACTGCTCCGCTACTCGTCCAACCGCATTGATGGGCGTCCGTGAGATCCACCGGATGCACGTTGACCGCGGTTTCGCCTGCGTCGGCTATCACTACGTCATCAAGCGCGACGGCACGATTGAGCGCGGACGACCTGAAGACAAGATGGGCGCGCATGTCGAAGGACACAATCGAGATAGTCTGGGAATCTGCCTGATCGGCGGCATCGATGCGGATGGCAAGGCGAAAAACAATTTCACGCAAGATCAGTTCACCTCACTGAAAAACCTGCTTTTAAGCCTTCACGGCAAATATCCGAAAGCCATCATTCAAGGCCATCGAGACTTTTTTGGCGACACGAACAAAGATGGGAAGATTGACAGCCGCGATTGGTTGAAGGAATGCCCCTGCTTTGACGTAAAATCCTGGTGGAGCGCGCAAACATGAAAACCGCCATCATCTGCCTGTTGCTTACCGGGTGCGCCACCATGCAAATCCCGGTCTGCCCAGAGATCACGCTGAAACTTTGCCCGGCGGTGACAAAATGAAGCCCGTCCGCAGATCCAGATTCAAGGAGCCGTCATCCTGGGGCAGTCTTGGGGCGATGATCATCGGTATTGCGCTCATGCCACCGGCAAACGACCTGCTGATGATGCTGGGAATTGCGTTCTGCGCGCTCGGAATCGCACTGAGGGAGCGCAAGGAATGATGCGAATGAAGATCATCGCGATAACGCTGCTATCAACGACAGCCGTTATTGCTATGGCCGCAATATCGCAGGGCTATCCACCATGCGCATGAACTCGTTCGAGTCTGCACTGGATGAGTTTTGCCGGGCGTTGCTGGTGCCGGTGATGACGTTTGCCATCGTCGTTCTGCGCGGTTGGTATCATGGCAGGAAACGCTGGCCAGCACGTTTGATCGAGGGCGTGATTTTCGGCATGGTAGCAACCGTCCTGCATCCAGTCGCCCGCTATGTGTTCGAGTCGCGCTTGGGTTTTCCGGGCGATGTCGCAAACAATGCCGCCATTACGTTTGTGTGCGCGCTTGGGTATATCGGCGCTGACACGCTGAGTGATGCGGCAAAGACGTATTTTGGGAGGGAGTGATGGCTGAATACTCTGCCGAAATAGTTAACGAAATCTGCAGGCTTGTTGCGGAAGGGAAAACTATACGTCAGATTGTTGCGGAAACAGGGGCCAGCATTGGAAGCATAATTACATGGACGGCAAAGCCAGAGCACTCCGAACAGTACACGCGCGCGCGAGAAGCGGCTGCAGACCTTTTTGAGACAGATATCATTGAAGCAGCCTTATCCGCATCTCCTGAAACTGCCGCATCTGACCGCGTTAAAATTGACGCTTTGAAGTGGGTGGCCGCAAGACGCGCCCCAAAGAAATACGGCGACAAAGTTCAGAACGAGCACACCGGCAAAGACGGCGGCCCGATAGAGCAGGCGGTCAGCATCTCGGTCACATTCCATGATCCCGAAAAAGCAGGTTGAAGCGCAGTTCCCGCGCAAACTGAGCCTGCTATTCAAGCCATCCCGGTACAAAGTGCTTCACGGTGGACGCGGGTCCGGAAAATCCTGGGGAGTTGCCCGCGCCCTGCTTATCCTGGCCGCACAGAAACCGATGAGAGTCCTATGCACACGCGAAGTGCAGAATTCCATCCTCGAATCCGTCCACAAGCTGCTGTCTGACCAAGTAGAATCGCTTGGACTGTCGCATTTCTACGAAATACAGAAGACGACAATCAAAGGCGTGAACGGATCTCAGTTTATCTTTGAGGGCCTGCGCCACAACATCAACAGCATCAAATCAATGGAAGGTGTCGATGTCTGTTGGGTAGAAGAGGCCGAGAAAGTCACGGATGATTCGTGGCGCATTCTAATCCCGACGATCCGCGCTCCAGGCTCTGAGATATGGGTCACGTTCAATCCGCACCTTGAAACTGACCCAACATACCAGCGCTTCATCGCTAACCCTCCGCCTGATTGCCTCAGCAATGCTGTGAATTGGCGCGACAATCCGTGGTTTCCTATCGAACTGGAGAACGAGCGCCGACACGCCGAGGAATCAGGAAGCAAAGACCTATACCTTCACACATGGGAAGGTCATTGCCTGCGCGTGCTTGATGGCGCTGTCTACGCCGACGAAATGCGCAAGATGCGCGAAGAAGGGCGAATTGGCCGCGTTCCTTATGAGCCATCGAAGCCAGTATATACGTTTTGGGATTTGGGGTTCGGCGATAATACCGCCATCTGGTTTGTGCAATCTGTAGGGATGCAGATGCGAGTGATCGACTACTACAGCGCCAACCGCCAGCCGCTGACGCACTACGTCCAGATGCTGCAATCGCGCGGATATGTTTACGCCGAGCATGGATTGCCACACGATGCGCGCCATGCGAACCTTGGCACCGGGAAAACCGTGCAGGAGATGCTGGAAGAACTTGGCCTTAAAATACGCATCGTCCCGCAGGTTGGCATCGACAACGGAATCCAGGCTGTGCGCCGCATAATGCCAAATGTGTGGATTGATGATAAATGCTCCGACGGAATACGATGTCTGGAGTATTATCATTACGAAACAAACAAGGACGGCGGCGCACATGCCAAACCTGCGCATGATTGGTCGAGCCACGGCGCTGATGCATTCCGTTATTTTGCTGTCGGGTTTGAGGAAAAGACATCAACCCCACTAAAGATCAAGCCGCCCCGTTCCCGCAATGCGTGGATGGGCTAACACGTAATGCCGGGAGGCATGACAATGAAAAGCGAAAAAGATCCGTTGTTCACGGAGGCGATGCGTCGCTACAAGGCGTCTGTCGAGGCAACACAGGAAAACCGCGTCGATATGATTGATGATCAGCGGTTTGCTGCTGGAGACCAGTGGCCGGACGATGTTAAGACCATGCGCGCCGGACGCCCCATGCAGACCATCAACCGACTGCCAGCATTCATCGACCAGATTATCGGCGATGCGCGTCAGAACAAGGTTGCCATCAAAGTCTTTGCGGGCGAGGATGGCGATGTCGAGGTTGCCAAAATCTACAGCGGCCTGATCCGCAGCATCGAAAACCGCAGCAATGCCGATTTTGCCTACGATACCGCCCTGGAGCAGACAGCCACGTTTGGATTTGGCGCATGGCGTGTCAAAACCCGATACGTTGACGATGATACGTTCGACCAGGAAATCATGATCGAGCGTATCCCCAATGCGCTGAATGTGCATTTTGACCCGTCGTCCATCCAGCCTGACTACAGCGATGCGGAATATGCCATCGTTGTTGATAGCATCAGCAAAGACGAGTTCAAGGCGCGCTGGCCGAAAGCATCGGAATCCAATTTCCAGACTGAGCACATGCAAGCCGGGTGGGCATCTGGCGACAACATGCAGATCGCCGAATACTGGTACAAGGAGCGCACACCGGCAACGCTGTATCTGCTGAACGATGGAACTACCACATTTGACAAGCCGACCGCGCCAGAACTGGTCATCCGCGAGCGCAAGTCTGAAAAATGCGTCGTTAAAATGTGCATCATGTCCGGCGCTGAAGTGCTGGAGCAAGCAGACTGGGCTGGCCGGTATATCCCGATCATCGGCGTCAATGGCAAAGAGGATATGGTAGACGGCAAACGCATCCTGCGCGGCATCGTCCGTCACGCAAAAGACCCGCAGCGCATGTATAACTATTGGCGCACGATCGACACCGAGACCAAAGCGCTTGCGCCTAAAGCCCCGGTCATGGTCACGACAAAGCAGCTTGATGGATTGGACGATCTCTGGTCCGATGCACTGTCAGGAAACCTGCCTTATCTTCCATACAACCCGGACCCGACAGCCGCCATGCCGCAGCGCCTCAATGCCGGTATGCAGGACAAGGGATTCGAGCAGGCCGCGTTGTTGGCTGTCGATGAAATGAAAGCCACAACAGGAATCTATTCCGCAGCGCTGGGTGAGCAGTCGAACGAGACATCGGGCCGAGCCATCCTTGCCCGTCAGCGAGAGGGCGACACGGCGAACTTTGCCTATATCGACAACCTGAGCCGCGCCATCCGCTACAGCGCCCGCGTCATCATCGACCTCATTCCGAAAATCTACGACACTGAGCGCGTTATTGAGATCATGGGCATCGATGGCCAGAAAACGCTTGAGAGAATCAACAGCGCCCGCATCAACAATGATGGCGTCGTCGAGCCTGTAAACGACCTGACAACTGGCCGCTACGACCTGGTTGTTGACGTCGGACCGAGCTACACGACAAAGCGCATCGAGGCTCTCAACATGATGGTCGAAATCGCCAAGATGAACCCTGCAATCATGCAAATTGCTGGCGACCTCATTGTTAAATCAATGGATTGGGATGGCGCAGACGCCATTGCCGAGCGACTGAAGCGGACGGTCCCGGCGAACATCATCGGCGATGAGGAAGGCGAAGGGAAAGACCAGGAATTGCCCGCCGAGGTCGCGCAGATGATAGAACAGGGAAAGCAGATCATCGCTCAACTGCAACAGGAAAACAAGGAGCTGAAGGAGGAAAACGAGGACAAGGACGAAGATCGCCGACTGAAGCAATACGAAATCGACGTGCGCGCTATGCTCGAAACCGCAAAGCTGACGGCATCAACCCCTGACCTTGATGCTCTGTCGATGCAGGTTGCTCAGATCCTGGCGCAAAACATCATGGGTCAGGCTGCATCCGCGCCAGATGTAACCGAGGAAGACGAGCAGGAGCCGGAACAGTCCGGCATAAACTTTGGCGAACCTGAAGATGTGGATGATGGGATGCGGGAAGAAGAAGCGCGGCAAATGATGCCGGAACCTGAAGAAATGCAGCAAACTGACCTTGACGGACTGTTGAACGTCGAGGAACAACCGCCTATGATGTAGTGACGACAGCGGGCGCTATCCCGCTGATGCAATGTCGTGATGACATCGCACCATCCCTATACACACGGCGGCTGAATCTCCACCGCCGCCGTGTAGCCGGAGCCTTTTTGATGAGCGATTCCCCCAGCGTTATCGACAACGCGCCATCGGTCGAACCTACCGCAGCCGAGACCACTGCAACCCCGCAGGCTGATGCAGCCGAAGAACCCACCACGACAGACGCCGCGCCGGATACTGGCACAGAATCAACCGCAGATGATGCGGGCGATGACGACCACGAACCCGACCCCGCAAAACTGCCTAAAGGCGTTCAGAAACGCATCGACAAACTGACGCAGCAACGCTACGAACGGGAAGCACGCATCCGCGAACTGGAAGCGAAGATTTCCGAAAACGAGCGCAAGGCGCAGGCATCGCAACCAGATCCCGACCCGTCGCAGTTTGAGACGCTGGAACAGTACCTGGATGCGAAAGTCGAGTTCGAGGCAAGCAAGAGACTCCGCGAGATTGAGCAACAGCGCACTATTCAGCAGAAAAATGCTGAGCGTCTTGCCAATTTCAACGAACGATCTGCTGCCGTACGTCAGGCAAATCCTGATTTCGATGCGGTGCTGCAATCTGCCGCCATTGGAGTTAGCGACGCCGTGATGGAGACGATTCTTGAATCGGATGACGGACCAGCAGTGGCCTACCATCTCGCCAAGAATCCGACAGAACTCTACCGCCTGAACGCAATGACTGAGCGTCAACAAGTGCTGGAACTGGGCCGCATTTCTGCCCGTTTGAGCGCAAAGGTTCCGGAGCGAAAAGTGACGCAAGCGCCGCCACCCGCACCGGCTGTAAAAGCGACTGGCACCGGCTCCAAGTCCGTGTCTGATATGACCGACAAAGAGTACGCGGAATTCCGCAGGCGTCAGGACGCGCAGCGTAAACGTCGATAACTACCGTCGAGAGACGGCAAATGAGGTGACATCATGGCTAATGCCTTCAATATTCCCGACCTGCTGGCCCGCGAGGCTCTGCGGGTTGCTCACGAGAAATCCGTTTTCATCGGCACCGTTGACCGTCAGTATGACGAGTCGTTCAAGTCCAAGGGCGGCTGGAAGCCGGGCGACCAATTGCGCGTTGCCAACCCGAATATGTACACCCGCACCCGTGGCTCTCGCGTCATGGATGTGCAAGACCAGGCCGAGTCGAGCCAAACCATCACCGTGGCGACGCAGGACCACGTCGATATGCGGTTCAATTCTGCCGAGCTGGCCCTGATTACCCCGGACAGCATCGGCGATTTCTCCGACCGTTATCTTGTCCCGGCCATGTCCGCGCTGATTTCCGGCATCGAAGGCGATTTCATCAGCTACGCTACCAAACGTGTGTACAACAGCGTCGGCACTCCCGGCACCCCGCCGAGCGACCTCGCCGCGATTGGTGCGGCCCGTGCCAAGCTGAACCAGAACCTGGCACCGAAGGACGGCAATCGCTTTGTGATGCTGGATTCCGTGACGTCCGGTGGCCTGGTAAACGGTCTGAAGGGTTTGTTCCAGGACTCAACCCAGATCAAGGAACAGTACCGCGAAGGTATGCTCGGCCGCACTGGCGGCGCTGATTTCTACGAAAACGAGCGCATGTATGCCCACACCAACAGCAGCGACGTGACCGGCTCCACTGACGCGAATGCTGGTGTTACCGATGGCGGCTCCACCATCGACATGCACACGCTGATCGCCTCCCCGGCTGTCGGCTCTGTGTTTACCGTTGCTGGCGTGTACGCCTGTCACCCGGAAACCAAGCAAGCGTACAGCCATCTGCAACAGTTCACGGTCATCACGACATCTGCTGGCGGCGCGATCACGGTGTCACCGACGATTTACCTGACTGGCCCGCGTCAGAATGTCGCATCGTCAGCCAGTGCTCAGTTGGCAACGACCGCGTTCAACGCCCAGGTTGTGACGTTTGTCGGCAACGCCTCGACGACCTACCTGCAAAACCTGATGTACCACAAGGAAGCCTTCCAGTTCATCACGGCAGACCTGCCGCTGATGGGTGGTGCGCATAACTGTGCTCGCCGGGTGCAGGACGGTCTGTCGTTGCGCGTGTGGTTCGACGGCGACATCCGCAACGATGAGTTGCTGTGTCGTATCGACATCCTGTACGGCATGGCGACGCTGCGCCCAGAATGGGCGTGCCGAATCACGAACTGATGACGCAGGGGCTGGAGACAGCCCCTTTCAGCAACGAATTGAGAGGTAACACATCATGGCAAATACTGCCCTGCAATCCACGCAAGCTCCGTACTCGGTAGGCCACAACGGCCCCGAGGGCACCAACATCGGCATCGCCACCACTGATAAGGTGGGCTTTTACGGCGTCACGCCGGTCGTTCAAGGCGCTGCCCTGACCGCCCAATTGACCACCATCACCCACTCCGCTCCAGGCACTCCTGACTACGCCATCCAGGATTTGACCAACTCCAGCGGCTACGGATTCGTCACCAAGGACGAGGGCAATTCCGTGCTGTCGGTCATTGCCAACCTGCAGGCGCGACTGGCCCAGGTCGAGGCGCGTCTGGAAGACATCGGCATCGTCGCCAGCAACTGATCCACCCGCCACGGATGGCTCTAATTTGGATGCAGCCATGAAACGCATGACGCACCCGCAACACGGCTGGCAGATGGTTCAACCGGCTGATGTACCGATGTTCGAGCGTGCCGGATGGGCCGAGTGCAGTCCGCCCGAGACGACGGCAATTGCTGATCCTGTTGAGCCGGATCAGCAGAAACCTGAACCCGTAAAAACCCGCAAGCGCAGGGTGAAAAATGACGACAGCGTATGATGTAGTGCGAGGCGCATTGCGATTGATCGGAGTTGTCACGCCGATCGAGCCGCCGTCAGCAGAAGAAGCCGCTGATGGCATGTCAGCGATGAATCAAATGCTGGCGTCATGGGCGGCATCTCGCTATACATCCGCATCTGTCCCGCAAACATCGTTCGCCCTGACGTCAGGAGTTGCGAGCTACACCATCGGAGCCGGCGGCGCAATCAATACCACGCGACCTACGACCATCTATCAGGCGCACATCACCCAAGGCGGAATTGATTATCCGCTCCGTGTCGTGGCGCTTGGCGAGTATGAAGCGATTCCTGACAAGTCAACTACCGGGTCAATTCCTGAAGTGATGGCAATCCGCCCAGGGTACCCGCTGTCTACACTGCACCTGTACCCGGCTCCCGGTTCAGGCTGCACGCTGGTAATGGACAAAGTCGCGCCGCCTTCTGATTTGGCGCTGTACGACACGATGCCATATCCACCGGAATTCATCCGCGCCATCCGGTACAACCTGGCTATCGAACTGGCTCCGGAGTATGGGGTTTCTGTCGCCGCCGAGATTGCAAAAACCGCATCGGATGCGTTGGAAATCGTCCGCCGCGTCAACCTGCAAATACCATCGGCCGTATTTGACCCGCTGTTGATGAGGCGTCGCGGCTATTCCGACATCAATGCTATTCGGTCGGGTTCGACATGAAGATCCCGCTGCTTGGTGGCTACAGCAAACGGCGCTCCGTCAATCAGGATGCCCAGCGCACGGTCAATCTGTACCTGGAGACTGACACGGCAGAGCCTGAATCCGGGTCTGCGCTGTACATGGTGCCGGGAAAAGCGGAATTCGCCGCCGTCGGCAATGGACCGATAATGGCGATGATCAGCCACAATCACCTTGTTATAGCCATCTCAGGAAACGAGGTCTATCGCATAAACGAGACCGGCGCTGGCACTCGCATCGGCACGATTACGCTCGACGGCACAAAACGCGTGGCGCTGTCGGCAAACCGAAATCATGTCATTGCTGTCACTGGCCAGAATGCCTACATCATCACCGGAAGCAGTGTGACTGCGGTGACAGACACCGATTTTGCTGGCAGCTATCTCGTTGATTATCTGGATGGATATTTCGTTTTCGCCATTCCCGATTCACAACAGTTTTACATTTCCGCAATCAATGACGGGTCATCGTTTGATGCTCTGGATTTTGCCCAGGCGGAATCAAATCTCGATGACATCGTTGGACTGATTGTCGATCACCGGGAACTGTGGCTGTTTGGATCGCAATCCATAGAAATCTGGTACAACTCCGGCGCTACTGATTTCCCGCTGGCAAGGCGTGATGGCGCGGTGCTTGAGGTCGGATGCGCAGCGCCGCAATCTATCTCGAAGGCCGACAATACAATCTTTTGGCTTGGCCGCAATGCGCATGGTCAGGGCCTTGTTTATCGTGCCGACCAGTACAATCCGCAGATTATCAGCAATCGCGGCATCGAATATGAAATCGGACAGATGCCGGATATTGAAAAGGCCACTGCTTTTTCATACCAGCAATCGGGTCACACCTTCTACGTGCTGTCGTTTCCGGAGTCGATGAAGACCTACGTATACGACGCATCAATTCAGGATCCAGAGTTGGCATGGCATGTCCGCGAGACCTACGCGCAAGGACGCGACCGCGCTAACTGCCATGTATTTGCGTTCGGAAAGCACCTTGTCGGCGACTATGCGTCAAATCAGGTTTGGGAACTGTCAGATACCACGTACACGGACGGAGGTTTGCCGATTTGCTGGGAGCGTACAACGCCGCGCATCGTGCAGGATTACAAGCGAGTCATGTTTCGCTCGCTGACAATCAACATGGAGCGCGGTGTCGGTCTGGTATCTGGACACGGCATCGACCCGTCAGTTTATCTGGATTGGTCAGATGACGGTGGCCACACGTGGTGCAGTAAGCGCTCGGCAAGCATGGGCAAAATTGGCGCATTCAAACCGTCGATCACATTCAACCGACTGGGATGCAGCCGTGACCGGGTATTCAGGATCACGGGCAGCTGTCCGGTCAAAACCGTTATCCTTGGAGCGTATCTTGACGCAGAGGCAGGAGATCACTGATGGCAATTGAGGCAAATACCGGGCTTTCCGGTGCGGCATCATCTGGAGTCACGCGCTCTACGTGGGCCAATTTCCCGGCGGCGTCATCTGTTCCGTCTGGCACGGTCCGCATGGCCAGCGACTACAACAACAGCGAGTGGGTTTCAGACGGAACGTACTGGAAACCGCGCGGAGGGCGTCAGCGTCCGTTTGTCATGGCGGCGGCGGTGTCGTCCACTGGCACGACGTCCGAGGTTAACGCATGGGCACCGACGATCCCGGCGGGGATGCTGTCACCGATGTGTAACGTTGAGCATGGAGCAACGATTACCAAAGCTGGAACAGCAGGGACAACGACATTAAGGCAACGTTACAACGGCGCTTCCGGCACGATTTGTGGATACAACCTCGCAACATCAGCGTCAAACATCGGAGGTGTAACGATGTCGCGGCTTGCCGCCGGAGTTGCATCTGGCGGAAACATAACGCTAACGCAGGGTAACACAAGCAACGTGGCGAACGGGATTGGTTTTACACCGTCAGCAACAGTTGGCGTAGCACACACGATGGCCAACGCCGTGACGCTCAACCTGACGCTGCAAGCGTCCAGTGCGGCCGACACCATAAACATCACAAACGCTTATCTGGAGATTTGCGGATGAAGATCATCAAAGCGGTTAAAGTTGGCGACGTGTACGATTATGCGGAGCCGGTGCCGGAAGATGCGGTTGATGTCGCGTTTGATGGCGAGCGTGAGGTTTTTGTTGTTACACAGTCTGGCGACGCAGAAAAGGAGAAACCGGAATGAGCAATATGTACAAAGTCGGCGATGGCGTTGTTGTCACCGGGTCGGCAACTACGATCACTATTGACCCTGCGGCCGCATGTGACCTGTACTCGGTGGAATTGGCGCTGATTGTTGGCAGTCCCGCAGCCGGAACGACGGCTGTTACTGCAGTGCCGAAAAATGGCACCTCTGAAACAGTGACGTCTGGCGGCGCGGCGATCAACATCGATCCCACGGCGCTGACCGGGTTTTATATCCAGGGTCGGCCGCTGAAATCAATCACGTTTACGCCGTCGAGTTGGACTGCTGGCGTGCAGGTTGCTGTGACGGTCTGGGGCAGAAAAGCCTGATGAGCCGCATCCTGCCGCCGCCACCTGACCCGAGAGACAACAGGGCGTTTCGGGACTGGCTGTATAAGGTCTATGCGGTGATCAATGGCATCGAACCTGGAACGGAAACCGTCGGCCAATCTGCTGACCAGTCTTCCGGAATGCTGGCGCTCGGCCTGGCTGGAGCCGCTATCAAGGATGCGCAATCCTGCGCGCTGATGTCGTCGCGAGTTCGTGAGAAGCCAGCAGAGTACGTGCCGCCCGTCATCTCCCGCATTGATGTCGCGAAACTGGCTCAAGATGCGGCGATGTTGTCGCCAGCAAGAATCCCGCCCCCCAAACAGATGTCAATCCTCGTGCTGAGCGCATCGGCATCCATTGCAACTGGCGAGTTTGCCGACGTTGATGCGACATCCGGCGCGGTAACGATAACGCTTCCGCCAGCATCAACCAACAGCGGGAAAATGATCGGCGTGGCGAAATCCGACGCATCTGGAAACTATGTCACGCTGTCAGGGCAGGTCAATGGCGCGGCGACGACAGACCTGACAACGCAATATACGGCCCTTTTGCTCATCAGCAACGGCACAGAATGGAGGGCATGGTGATGTCGTATATTCCAGAGCAAAAGATTAGCCGGTCAACATTCGGCGATACCGTTATCACTGAGATGCGCCCCTATGTCACTCTCAAGGCCACGTACGGGATATTGGAGGAATGCGAATCGTTTTCGGCTACTGGCGGCGCTGTTGCGGCTACCAATGGCGAGTTCGTACTCACGACGGGGACTAGCATTGGCGGTTATGGAGTCATCTGGTCACGTCAGCCTGTTGTCTATCAGCCTGGAGTTGGCGCAGAGGCTCGGGCAACGGCTCGGTTTACGACCGGAGTCGCCAGCAGCCTGCAAGCTGTCGGATTTTTCAGCAGCACGGACGGCATGTTTTTCGGATACAACGGCACGTCGTTTGGAATCATGCATCGTCATCACGGCGAGATCGAGGTTCGTACGCTGACCGTGACGGCCGGATCTGGCGGCGCTGCAACGGTGACGGTAACACTGGACGGCGTTGCCTATACCGCCGCCATCACATCGGGCAGTACAACGCAGAACGCGCATGAAATCGAGCAGGCGCTCAATGCTGGCGCTGCGGCCACGCTATGGAGCATCCAGCATATCGGAAGCACGGTTGTTTTTGTCTACAAAGGCGTTGGCGCAAAATCCGGAGCCTATTCCGTTTCCGTCAGCGCTGGGACGTTTGCCGGAAACATAGTGCAGAACAAGGCAGGGGCGACACCGACAGAAACGTGGACCGCAAAGTCGTCTTGGAATGTTGACACCGCATCATGGCTCGATCCAACAAAAGGGAACCTGTTCAAGTTCGAGTTTGCCTACCTTGGCTATGGCCCGCTCAGGTTCAGCGTATTCCATCCCACGCGCCGCGAGTGGCAATTGGTGCATGTCGTTGATTGGTCGAACGCCAATGCTCAAACCAATTTTGGAAACCCGACTTTGCGTGTCGGTTGGGTGTCTGCATCGATGGGCAGCACGACTAATCTGACCGTTGCCGGTGCGTCGGCAATGGGTGGATTGCAGGGGCGCGTGGACAGGTCGCATGTGTTCGGGCAATCAGGAACCGCGACTGGCGTCACCACGCAAACTCAGGTCTTGAGCATCCAGATCCGACGTGAGTTCGGAGACAGGTCGAATAATGCCATCATGACTCCAAAACTGCTTTCTATCGGCACCGACAGCACCAAGGGCGCGGTCTTCCGCATGTTCCTGAATCCGACAGTTTCCGGAACTACAGCACATGCCTATATCGACGAGACGAATTCCATTTGCACCTACGACACCGCAGGAACAACGGTATCTGGCGGGAGAAACCTTGGCGTCTACTCCGTAGGGCCGTCTGGACGGGCGTCAATCTCGCTGGATGACCTGAACATTGTCCTGATAGCGGGTGACGAGTTGGTGATAACGGCAGAGGTTACAAGCGGGGCCGCGTCGGAAATGACGGCGGCAATCACCTGGAACGAGATACATTAGAGGCTGAATCATGACAACTACTGCGAAACAACTCATTGCGCCGCAGCACATCACCAACACTGCGGCAACCTATTACACCGCAACGCGCGTCACCGGGCGCGTCGATACGATGACGGCGACGAATATCGACACGGCCGCGCATACCCTGACCGTTCATATCGTGCCATCGGCAGGCAGCGCGGCAACAAGCAACAAAATCATCTCGGCGAAATCCATCATGCCTGGAGAGACCTACATATGCTATGAGATGCTCGGCCAGAACATTCCGTCCGGGTCGTTTATCCAGGCGCTGGCCGATGCAAATACCGCCATCGTGCTGACGGCGAGCGGAATTGAAATCAGTTGACGTTGTCATGGCCGCATGGGATGCCAGCAAATGGCAATTCCCTTCCGGCTACGGGTTTGATGATTTCGCGGCGGACACGTCAGGCTGGGAATTCTGGCCGGTGGTCGTTGATGGTGTACTGGCTGGCGCAATAATGGTAAATGGTCCGGAGTTGCATTGCTGCATCAAGCCCGATTTCTTCCGGCGCTGGGCCACGCCGGGAATGTATCGTCGCGTAATGCGGCACAAGGCTTTACATGGTAGGCTGGTGACGACAGTAAACGTCGATCACGATGCCGGGCGCGAGTTTGTGGAACGATTTGGGTTTACAATGACGGGCAACACTGGCCACGTCCTGCATTATGAGATGAGGTAATCATGGGTATCGAAACGGCTCTTATCGGCGGGGCGTTGGCGTCAGGCGTAAGTGCGCGAAGCCAGCGAAAAGCAGCAAAATCGGCAGCCGCCGCCCAAGAGCAGGCGGCACAGGCGGCGAACGAAACCGAATGGAAGATGTATCAGCAGGGCCGAGAGGATCTTGAGCCGTGGCGCAAACAGGGCGCGCAATCGCTGTCTCAACTGGCGGGAATGATGCGGCCTGGATCTGACATGACCACGCGATTCAGCGCGCAGGATTTTCAGCAAGATCCCGGATACCAGTTCCGACTTGGTGAAGCGCAGCGCGGCATGGATCGGTCTCAGGCTGCGCGCGGGATGCTCAACTCAGGCGCGGCGCTGAAAGAGGCCATGCGCGTCAATCAGGGCATGGCATCTGACGAATACCAGAACGCTTACAACCGCTGGGCGCAGCAGAACAGCGACATTTATAATCGGCTGGCAGGTCTGGCGAATACCGGGCAGCAGACAAGCAACCAGTTGGCGCAACTGTCCGGAAACTACGCAAGCCAATACGGCCAGAACATCGGCCAGGCGGCAAACGCGCGGGCGAGCGCCTACGCGGCAAAGGCCGGTGCGAATCAGAACATGCTGTCCGACATAGTTGGCCTGGGGTCGATGTACTACTACGGCAAAAAGTAAGGAGATAGTCGATGGCTGTCAATCTTGATACCCGGTTGCCGCTGGCGGCTATTGGCAATCCGCTGAACCCGGCTGGCGTTATGCAAAATGCGCGCGCCAATGCCATCCAGCAAAAACTGGATGAAATGCGGATGGATTACGAATCGCGCAAGCGCCGCCGTGAGACAGACACGGATCGGTACATGACCGAGGCAATCGACGCTATCCGGCAGGGTAAGCCTGCGCAAATGGCAACCGACTTCCGGTGGAATAATCAAGGCACGCCGGGAATTCCTCAGGCTCCGTATGAGGTCAGCGCGCGCGAGATTGCTCCGGCAGTTCCAGGGCGACAGCCGACGATTGATGACATGCAGGCCGCCAGCATTGACGCCATGTTCAGGGCTGGCGACATTCAGGGCGCATTTGAGGCGATGAAGGCGGGTAGATCCGGTCAAGCGTCACAAGCCAAGCCGTTTGGCGCTGAAACAAAGACTGGACCTGACGGCATGGAATACGCGCTCAATATGATGACCGGCCGCTATGAGCCGACCGGATTTAAGACGGCACCTGAGCAGCCGAATCGCAACATCGTACTGAGGGAAACGGGCCGTGGAATTGAGGCTATTGATGTTGCCAGCATCAAGCCTGGAACCGTTTTGCCTGCGCCGGTTACCGAGAAAAAGCCGGATATATCGCCATATCAGCGCATCCAAGTCGAGTCAGGGCTGCGTGATGATTATCGCACTGATAGCAAGAACTACGCTGAAATCAAGCGCCAGTCCGCTATCATCAAGTCCGCTCTTGCTGACCCGTCGGCAGCCGGAACGCTATCGGCTGCAACCGCTTACATGAAAATGCTTGATCCCGGTTCCGTTGTCCGTGAATCTGAACTCGGCATGGCGATGCAGACACAAGGCATGATCGACCGGCTGCAATCGTATTGGACGACGATTGAAATGGGCAAGGTACTGACGCCAACACAAAAGGCGGATTTTGCGCGGTTGTCTGATCAATATGTAAAGGCTGCGGAAGATGCGCAGCGCAACCTGAACGCGCGTTATTCCGAATTGGCAACAGGCGCTGGCATCGATCCAAAGCGCGTGGTCATGTACGACGTGAAGCCGTCTACTCAGGAAAAGCCGAAATCACGCGATATTGGCATTGCCGCTCAGTGGCTGAAATCGAGAAACATCAAGACTCAGCAACAACTGTCGGCTGAAATCGGCAAGCTGAAAAAGTCGGGATGGACTGATGACGAAATCCGAAAAGCAGCGGCTGGAGCGGGGTTATAAACATGGCAAAACTTGATATTGATGCCGCGCTTGCTGACCATCAATCCAGTGTTGATGAAGCGATTGCAACGGCTACAAGCAGGGCATCCGGAGCTGAATTGCCATCGCCACTACAGGGCGCTTTTACAGCGCTCCAAGGCCCGCTGTTTGGATTCCTGGACGAGATTACCGGCGCAGTTCATGGCGTGAAATCCGTAGCTACTGGCGGTGATTTTTTCCCAGAATACCGACAGGCCCGCGACATAATTCGCGGCATGGAGGAGCAGTATCGCAAGGATTACCCGATTACAGCGACTGTTGCGCCTTTGATGACATCCGCGCCTGTTTTTGTCGGAGGTCCGCAGGTCGTTCTCAAACCTGGCGCAACCGGCGCAAGCAACCTCATGCGTAACATGGCGGGCGCTGCGGCAACGGCTGCCGGATACGGTTCTCTCTCTGCGGCTGGAGAGTCTGAGAGCAGCGGGCGCAATCTTCTGAGCGACATCCTGACCGGCGGCGCGTCGTCTGGCGCTACGGCTGGAGCATCGGTTCCTGTCGTCAATGTACTGTCAGGGATTGTCGGACGTGCTGGCCGCGCGCTTCCGCCGAAAGCATCCGGTGCGATCGCCGGTGCCGTGCCATCGGTTATGCGCCCAGCCGGAATGTCACGCGACGACTACGCGACACGAAAAGTCGCAGAACAACTTATTCGAGACCAGCCACAGGTCGCCATCAACAGGCCGATGGACAGATTGCTTGCCTATCAGCGGTATCTTGGGCCGCAGGGTAGAATCGTCGATGTCGGAGGCCAGCAGACGCGCCGCACTCTTGATACGCTGGCAACGCTACCGGGGAAAACGCCGGAGATGGCAACCCAGGCATCAATCCAGCGGCAAGCAGGACGGGGCGCGGCAATCATGCGCGATGCGGAAAAGGCGCTCGGCACGAAAGGCGCGCAATACCTGCAAACGGTCGATGATCTGGAAAGATCCGCTATTGCCAACTCCAAACCGTTTTACGACCAGATACGCGATGTTTCATTGCCTGTGAGCGGCGGATTGCGCGATGTTTTGCAGTCCGCGAACAAATATCTGGGCGGCGCTGATGAATACGCTGCATCTCTTGGCATATCCGGTCGAGGACTTCGCGAGGCGCTGGAGGGCGTAAATGTCGTCGGCGTCAGTGGTCAGCGCACGAAAACAGCCGTAGCTCCGCTGTCGCGGTTTGATGCGCTCAAGCAATATCTGTATGACGTGGAACAGGGGTATCTGCGCGAAGGGTCAAAAAATCAGGCTGCCGCGATCACCGGGATTCGTCGTCGCCTGATTGACGAACTCGACAAGCTGTCGCCGAAAGACGAAGGCGGCCGCAGCATCTACAAACTGGCGCGCGATGCCTACGCCGGGCCATCACAACTGAAAGACGCCGCGGAACTCGGTCGGCTGGCATTTACGCCGGACAAGGATTTCTCGGTGCGCGAGGCAATCGCAGGTCTATCGGAGTCAGAGGTTGCCGCAATGCGCGTCGGACTCATGCAGGCCATTCGCGAAAAAGCAGGAACACAGACTGGACAGACGTGGCTGATGAACAACTGGAAAAACCCGGCAACGCGGGAGAAAATCCAGCTCGCGTTTGGAAAAGATGCGGGCCGGTTTATTTCGTCACTCACCAAGCAGGCCAAGCTCAAGCTGATGGAAGGCTCCGCAGGAGGTGGATCTCAGACGGCAACACGAATGGCAAACGCTGACGACCTCGGTATTGAAGCCATCAAAGAGGCGGCGGCTGGTGCGGCATCGGCGAAAGCAGGCGATGTTACCGGAGCAATGAGTTGGATTCAGAAGCTCGTCAAGCAGACCGATCTTCCAGAGCCGATCCGCAACGAGATGGGCCGCATCCTGCTTCTGAAAGGTGATGCCGCTAGAGCTAAACTGATAGAAATGTCTGGCCTGCTTGATCTTATCGCACGGCAACAGGCAAAACAGGCATCTGCGGCTGGCGCGTTCGTCGGTCGTCAAAACCCGTGGTTAACCGGCGGAAACGCCACAAACGGAGATCAATAATGGCGTATTCCCTGTCGCCGTGGCCGCGAGTCCGGTTTGAGGATGAAAACGGAAACCCGCTGGCCGGTGGTAAACTCTACACCAGTCTGAACAATACGGACGACCCGAAAGCGACCTATTCCGACGCTGACGGCACGCCTAATACAAACCCTGTCATCCTGGATGCTGAGGGTTACGCCGACATCTGGCTCGACAGCGATTACCCATATCGATTCAAACTGACAGCGGCCGACGACACGCTCATTTGGCAGCGCGATGACGTGACAGGAAACAACGCCGGGAACCAGTCCGTGCGCACCATTGCCGACCTGCGCAACCTTGGCGGCGCGGCCTATGGTCAGTTGGTGACAGTGCTCGGGTATTGGGCGGCTGGCGACAACGGAGGCGGCGACTTCTGGTTCGACGCCGCGAGCACGGCCGCCGACAACGGCGGGACCATCATTCAGGTAACAGGGGTACCGACAGGCCGGTGGAAACGCGTAAATACCAGCGCCATCAATGTCCGGTGGTTTGGCGCTAAAGGCGACAACTCCACAGATGACTCGCTGATTTTTCAGGATGTCGTGACGTATTGCGTCACAAACGGGCTTGCCGTTTACGTTCCTGCCGGGGAATTCGTGATGGGGCCTTTGTCGCCAAACATCACCGCGACACTCGGCAATGGTCAGTCTCTTGTGATGTATGGCGACGGACCAGATGTCAGCATCATCCGCGAGTCTGCAAACAAGGGCGGCGACACCGGCGCGACAGCCTGCAAAATGCTGTACATCACGGCAACAGGGACAAACGTCGCCGAGTCGGTGACCGTGCGCGACCTGACATTCGACAAAAATGGCGCAAATACGCCTTTGCCGTCGCCTGACACGAAATACGAACAGGCTCACACCATCGCCATCAACATCAAGAATACGGCCGTACTGCGCAATGCGTGGTTCGAGAATCTGGTAATGCTGGACCGTATCGGCGGCCATATCGTGCTTGCTGAAGGGCGAATCAACTCCGCAGTCATCATCGGGTGTCATGCGCGAAACGCGAACTACACCGGGTCGCCGCGCGGTGATATTGAGTTCCAGGCGTGCGTTCAGAACCTGTCAATCGACGGATGTACCGGGTATTTCCTGCAATCCGAACCAAATGTTTCAAGCCCTCTGGACGGCATCCCGACGCTGGCGACTATTACCGCGTGCCGGTTTGACATCCTCGACATCGGCGGATTCAGCGCGGACAACACAGGGATGCGAGTCAATACCATCAGCACCTACGCGCTCAATACGGTGTTTTACGACGCGCTGGTGACTGTCCGCAACAGCACGATCGGTGTCGCGACAACGTACACCAGCGGCAGTTCTACGCGATGGTTCCGTCTGGCTCAGGGTAGTTCGATTTCCGACAGTTTGATCCGCGTCAGGGTCGACGCTGGCGCGCTGTCGCCGTGGTATTTCGACGGCAGCAAAACGACGTTTGGAATGTATCTCAATGTCGTCAATTGCCGCATCGAGGGAGACGATGACATGACCGCATCCGTCACCGGGTACGCCATACAGTCTCCTGCGCTGTATTCCGGCGCGCTGCCGTTCCGCGTGTCGTTCATCAATTGCGAGTTTGACAGTCGCTTTGACAGCGTGATTGACGCCTACAGCAATGGCATTTTTGAGTTTTCCGGATGCAAGCTGGCCGCAGCCGTCAATTTTGCGCGCATCGGATCATCGTCTCCAAACTATGGCAAGGTGACGTTTGAAAACTGCGATATGTCCGGTTTGGTTGGGCGGCTTGCGGATTTTGAGGCTCCGGACACGCTTCTTGGGTTCGTCGTCAACGGCAATCATCCGTACAGCAAGTTCTCCATCGCCGTAAACAGCGGCACGATTGCCAATGTAGCGTCCGGATCAGACATCAATGGCCGCTGGTATGCTGCTTCCGCTCCGTCTGCCGCTGGCCTTGTCGGGATGCGCGTCCATCTGCCTGAAGCGGCTTATGGCACGCCATCCGAGTACACGGCGACCACAAACAGCGCCAGCGCATCAACTTGGCGGCAATCAGGCCAAGCTGGGGTGTCAAAAAACACGACGGCAAACCGGCCGACACTGGCGGCTACTGACATCGGCGTGGTTTATATGGACACGACGCTGGACGCCGACGGAAAGCCGATTTGGTACAACGGAACGGCGTGGGTGGACGCAACCGGCGCTGTCGTGTGACGGCGCATTATCGGGGCTATGATCGTGAACAGGCCATGCTCGTTTGAACTTGCCGCGCAGATACACCGCGCTGTCAATTCGACTACTGACTATGCATCGGACGCCGAACAATACGGCGTACCTGAGCACTGGGAGCCCGCTTCCGGCCGTGGCGATTGCGAGGACTACGCGCTTGCCAAGCGGGCGCGTCTATTGGCTGCTGGATGGCCTGCGGATCGAATGGCTCTGGTGACATGCCGTCAGCCGGGCGGCGTCGGCCATGTCGTGCTGTATGTCGATACCGATGACGGGGCGTTTATCCTGGATAATACGCAAGAGCGGCCTGTTTCGCCGATGATGCTGGATTATGAGTGGGAGTCGATGCTATGCGGTGGCGAGTGGCGGGAGTTGCGTGGGTGGTCCTGATGCTGGCCGGATGCGGAACGGCGCGCCCGGTGCTTGGTGATGCCGTGATGGGTCCGGACGGCTGGACTGAGTATTGCCAGCGCCATCCGGAGGACAAGGATTGCGGGTAGGTGTTAAAGCGGTTTCTTGACAAAGTTCCCGCGCGGCGGCGCTGATTCAACCTCTATCAGTCCAGCATCGCGCAGTGTCTCCAGATGCCGCCTTGCCATCACTTGGCTGGCTGCGCTCATGTTATCCGTCGTCTGCCAGTCGCGTCCCTGCGTGGCGTAGTGCGGGCAGTAGGTGTCTATCCATTCCCACGCTTCGACAATGGCGGCTGGGTGCAGGGCGCGGCGTTCGGTGGGGGTCATTACTCCACCTCATCAAACTTTATTTTCTTCATCAGACGTTGTCTCGCTTTGTGAGCCTCGCCGTCGGTGATGATTCCGTGGATATTAAGAAAAAATATAGCGTTCGCCTTTTTCTGTTCGATGGCTGCGTCTTTGATTACGTAGCCTTGACGCTCGGCCTGTACAGCCAGCTCCGGCACCATTCCACCGAATACTAATCGCAGTTCACTCATCCCCGCATCTCCCGATAATGCTCATAGCCCATGCTGTACGCATAAAACCCTCCCCATGACAGCAGAAAGTCGTAAAGCCAGCGCGGGCCGTTGTCGTAAATGTATTCGCTGGTTGCCATCCAGATTTTGAAGCAGAGCCAGCCAAATATCATTTTCATGGTGTAGGTTATTCTGTTCATATCAACCTCACCTCCCACGGCCTGCCATCGATGCGCTCGGCATGGCCATTATCAACAAGCCATTCAACCCACTCGACAGCCTTGCTATACGGCAGGCCGAACATCCGCTGCACTTTCGACGGCCCGAACTGATGAAATCCTTCCGGCCCGCGCATTTTCTCCAGCATTTCAAGGTTTGTCATTTTGGCGGCTCCGGCAGTGGCATCCAGTGGGTTGGCGTCCACTCTCCATCTTCTGCGTATGATCCGCAAACATCTAAGTCCCAGTAGTTCCCATTGCCATACCAATGAACAACTGCAAACATGCCTCCTGCAAATCCAAGAATACTTGTTCCATCTTTTGGCGCTTTCTCAATCGGTTGCCATTCGATCCGCTCCGCATCCGCTTTAAGCCGCTCGTTTTCTTCGCGCAGTTCAGCCATCAGGTGCTGATACTCAATGCATTGCGTCGTGGACTCAGCGCTGCCATTTATGTGGTCGTTGCGCTGCTCTGTGAGTATGGCAACTTCCCCGCGCAGTCGGCGGACTTCGGCGGCGAGCATTACAATGCTCATGTGCTTGTCTACTGGCCTGTCGAATGTGTCGGCATATTCCAGTGCATCTTCAATCGTTTTCACAGTCCATTCTCCAGCAGCCGGTCAGCGACTGCGTCATGCTCAGCACGGTAGGCATCAGCGTCAAACTCGTTGTCAGCCGACTGGAGAATTGCAATTTCGTTTTCCCGCAAAGCCAGATAGCGGCGGGCGTTGCGGATGATTTCGACTTCGTCGTGGGGGCCGAAAATGCTGGCCATAATTTGACGGTGCTCAAGCTCCTTGTCATCAATCATTTTGTCACCTCGGCGGATTGCAGCAGGGCGCGGGCCTCATCACGGACGGCTAACCGGATTTCAACATGCGGGTGAAATCCTGCCTCGCAGCGCTCAAAGGTATCCAGCAATCGCGCCATCACTTTCCGCCACTCCTCCGGTATGCTCGACGCAGCCTGTTGTCGCAGCCTATTCGCAGCCGCACTCAGCAACTTGCTGGCGTCACGTCCAATGCCGTGAGGGACGAGAACGCCATCCGCATCAAGCCGCACAAGTGCCTCCATGCACTGAATCAGGTGCGGCGTGGAGCCGTTGAAATCATCGCCATCCGGCACAGCAGGCGCAGGCACAGCAGGCGCTTGCGGTGCGTTCATAGTGTAGTAACGCAAGGCTTCCAGAACCTTCGGCGCTGGGCGCTGTTTGTCGATCGAAGAACATGCGGCACCAAGCAGGCCGCGCGGTACCAGAATCATATCGCCCTCATCCGCAAGCCACTGCACCGGATTAGCATCAGGCACAGCAGGCGCTGTGACGGGGGCGGCATAGAACTCCAATACCTCAAAATCATTAACAGCCATGGTGGCTTCGAGGTTTTTCGTGTCTCGCGTCCAATACCGAATGAACTGCCCGCACTCGGAAAAAGCCATATACAGCCCCGGCTTCTGCTCCCGCAGCTTCGCCAGTTCAGCCTCGGCCTTTTCTGCGCGCTCAGTCTGTTTTCGCAGCGCAATCTCAAGGTCCGCCACGTTCCGGCGCAGGATGTCCGCAGTGCTGTATTGCTGACGCACCGGCTCAGGCGCGACGGTGAATTGGTCTTCGTGTGCTGTTGTTGTCATGTCATTACTCGCATTTGCATGGATACGTGGCTCATGGCTTCTTGTCCTCCTCGTAACGCATTGGTCCGTCTTCCCCGCACACGTCACAAACCGCCCGCAGGTACTTGCCACGCGGACCCCACCCGGCGTGATCGCGCCACTTGTGGTCGCCTTCATCATTCAGGCAGGGGGCTTGAGCAAGCGTATAGTGGAAGACGATCAGAGTCTGGAATGTGAACACCTTGTCGCAGGCGTGGCATGTCTGCTGATGTTCTGTTCCTTCGTCAAAGCCGTAGCCGTCGTCGTGATTGATTTCTATTTCAGCTTGGCAGTATGGACAATTTTCCATGATCAGCCCTCCGCCTTGGCGATGGCAGTGCGGGCCAAATCGAGGCCGTGCAGCACGCCGATACAGCGAGGATCACGGCATCCTCGATCCAGCGCCTTCAGCGCCGCCAGCAGTTCATCCCGCTGCCGGATAAGTTCCAGGATGGCGGATGGGTTGGCGGCGGCGACATATGCAACATCTTGTTTTGATCGTGCAGTATTACCTAGCGCAACAATACCCCCGAGATGCTCAATCCATGTTACTCCGTGCGCCCACGACCCCGGCGTCGCAGCCTCAGCAAGCATTTTCAGTTCTTCGATGTTCATGCTGTTACTCTCCGAAACTCGACGACCCAGACCCAGGGGTTAGCGTCCCAGCTTTTGGGGCCGTTGATGGATTCCCAAAGCTCCGCATAGGCCCCGTAAGCAAAGCAGCACGGGCAATTTATGTCTTCGGACGGCTGCCAATATTGACCAGCATCATCCCAAATCACGCCCTCTGCTTTCGCATCCGCATCGCTGATGTCCTGCAATCGCTCCACCCGCACGCTGACGACTTCCAACAGGATGCGCGATGCCCGACGCGGCATGTGGATGGATGGTTTCCACCGATGCGGATTTGCATGACCTACTCCGCCACCCATAGGACTGCCATGTATTAGATACGGAACAGAACCGTCTTCATCCGCATCCGCCCGATAAATATATGGAGTGCCAGCAGCTTCCAATGGAGCCCACGTCTCCCGCACCCACAGCCGGTCGCCGGGCTGGCCGTAGGGACAGCGAACTTGAATTTCACCTTCCTCATCACCCCACCAGCCGTTTCCGCAATCAATGATGCGCGACAATGTTTCAAGAAGCGTGTGCTTTGCAGCCCGCCGCGTCTGCGTTTTCCGGCCTTCCAGAATCGCGCGCACCATCGGCGCGCTGAACAGAATAGGACGTTCTTTCATGCTATTCCCCTCACATTTCGTGCGCGTCCTGGCCTTCTGCGGCCAGTTTCGCGATGGTTTCGTTAAGGCGCGCCACTTCATCGGCCAGCGCCTGCGCCTGTTGTGCAAACCGCTCGGCACGCGACTGGTAGTCCTGACACTGCTTGAGCAGACTTCTGCTTCTCCTATGGCTGCGGTCGAGCTGCGCAATCAGGTCAGACACTCGCTCTGACTGTTTTTGCCATGCCGCCCACATGTGGCGGATTACGGCGCGGTTATAGCGGCCTTGGTGAAACGACAGGTCAGGAACGCCATCTGTCGGCGGATGATCCTTGACCCACTTTTCAAATTCGGCTTGGATTCGGTCTGTCATTTCTCCTCCACCATCATCAAAATCACTTTTTCCATCTCACGGGCCAGATCAGGATGCGGCGTTTTGCGGCCTGACAGGTATTCAGCCGCGCGCGACGCCGGTTTGACGCCGCTCTGCCGGCCGATTTCACGGGCTACCAGGCGATGGCGCTTTGCCAGCTCCAGCATGTTTTCGCGCTCCATCCATTTGGGGTATCCGCGACCGCGCACAATTGGCAGCGGCGGGGCGGATTCTAGTTTGATCACTTCCGACAGGATGCGCTCGGCAACGGCTGGTGACGCCTTGTGGTAGCCGTTCATAATGTTGCTGATGTAGGTGTGACCGACACCCATTGCGTCGGCGACCTGTTTCTGCCGGACGCCGGATTTCTCCATGCGCGCCTTGATGTCGTGGATCATCGCCACCGGCGCGCATGTGCTGCTGCCTTTAGGACGGCCGCGACGGCGCTTGATGCATTCGGGACGGTTTTCCTTGTCGGCAACGTCGGCGCGGATGACCAGATCCACGCGGGTATCTGGCAGTCGCTTAACCATCGGCATGGTCTCGACGCGGCCCTTGCGGGCCTCGAACTCTGCTACCTGGCGGGCAATCTCTGCCCGTGGCTTTTCCTGCAGGTAGCAGTCGTGCAGGTTGTTGCTGATGTAGGTCATGATTGACTTCCAGTCCGCCCGTTACTGGGCGGTGCTGTTCAGTTCGGCGTCGAAGTCATCTTGCGACTGCGCGGTGGTTGTTTCTTCCTGCACGCGATCAAGGCAGGTTTTACGCTCGGCGTAGGCGGCGGCTACCGTGGCTTTCTGGTCATCCGTCAGCGTGGGCGGGAACGTCTTGGCGGCGGCGCGCAGGGACTCCAGGTCTCCGCAGCGGGCGATGGCGTCGAGGCAGGCGTCCATTGCTGACGTGTCTGGCTGCGCGACCGGTTCCTGCTTGCTCTGCTTGATGCGCTCCAGCGTGGCGGCGGTGCGAGTGACCGGCGTCACGTCACGTGGCCCAGAGTCCAGCGCCTCCTCGGCGCAGATCATCCCCTTGAGCACGTCAGGGAAAACGTCGCGCAGTGCCCACGAACGGGCGCGCATCTGCATCATGCGCTTCGGGTATTGCGTCCACGGCCCGGACTTGCCCATCAATCCCGCCTTCTTGGCGTCTTCCATGCTGAAGGTGCGTACGGCCTCGGGCTCGCCCTTGCGCTTGATGACACAGGTCGCCTCGCGGTCGGTCTGCGTCTCGGTGATGTACTCGAAAGCAGGGCAGGCGCGAACAAGTGCAATCATGGCGTCGCCCCAGATTGACGGGCGTCCGTTAATCACGGCGATGTTCTGCATGGCCTGCATGGGTTGCAAGCCGATCTCCATTCCCCACTGGATTGCTACCAGCACGTTGCCTGGCTTGCCTTGGTAGTCCTTGGGAACGATGTCGGACTTCGCCAGCAAACCAGCAAACTCCATCGCTTCCTTCATGTTCGTCGGGGCCAGCGTGGCCAGTGCGTTATTGTTCATGGTGTTCTCCTCATGCCCACTTGGGCAGGTTCAAAAGTTGGATTCCGCTGTCATAGCCAGGCCATTCGCCTGAAAGCCGGCAGATGGTCAGCAGTTCCAGCGCCTTGCGGTATTTTTCGTTGCCCTTGTCCAGCATCTCGGGCGAGCACTCGTAGCAGGCGACCGCATGTGGCGCGTCACGCTCTACCACCAGCAACAGGAAAAGCGGCGGCTCGTCAGTTCCGTAGTGCGACTGGAATCCGTCGCAGTACATGGCCGCGCTCAGGTCGTACCCGAAATTGACGCAGGTGCGGGCAAATGCTTCAGGGCGGGCATCGTCCGTGGTCTTGACGTCGATGATCAGTCCCGTCGGCCAGGTCTCACATGGCGGAATGTGATAGTCCGGGCGTATGCGGCAGGCCATCCCGACGCCGCCAATGGATGCGCTGTAGAAGATGCTTGCTTCGGCGTGGCCTCCGGTCATGGCTTCGTGGATGATGTGCCCGCACAGGGCGTTGGCCATAGCCTGCGCGGTTGCAAGCTGCTCGGCGGTAATGATGGTCAGGCCTTCGGCGGCATCCTGAAACGCGGCGTAAACCGCCTTGCCTTCCTTGGTGCGGCGGTCACATTCCGGCGCAATGATGTACTCGCTTCCGAACTGCTCCGGCTCCAGAAACAGCGTGTGCGTCAGGCTGCCCAGCACCATGCTTGCCGTAGGCTCCTTGCGGGGCGCACCGGCCAGATACGCGACGTGGTAGTGGGCCGGTGAGCGCAGGATTGTTTTCAGCTTGCTACTGCTTACGCTTGGCAGGCTGTGGTAGTCGGCATTGCTCATGCCGATGATGATTCCAGATTCCGGGATTTGTGCTTTCGCGTTCATGCCGCCACCTTCGTCACTGCTTCAAGTTCAACTTCATCCTGAGCCAGGCGCTCAGGCGTCATCAGCTCAACCACCGTCACCTTCAGCGGGCATTCCCGCGTCCAGTGGTTGAGCGCGTACTGACGGGCAATAGCCTTGGCTTCCATGGGGCAGGAAGCCTCAAGAACCAGCGACATGACCGTCTTGATCTTGCGGCGGTTGTAGGTGAATTCGACTTCATACGTTTTCATGGTCGTCGCTCCATACATAGATCAGGGTGCCGCCCATCAGCAGGGCGATGATGTAGGTGATCAGGCCGCCCAGCAGTGACCAGCAGGCCACAACAAGAAAGGCGGTGATAGCCGTCGCGATGACGACGGCGAAGAGGTCGAGAAAATCGGAGGTTTTCATGCGGCCTCCAGCAGCCTGTATTCAGCGTCTGCAATCTCGTCCGGTGTCAGCGTGAACGGGTTGCCGTCTGCATCGTTCGCGCCCTCAAACTCGACGTAAGCCGACCACGACGGGTCTGTCATTCCGCCGTTCTGCTCCGGGTTGAAATACCCGGACACCTCAATATCAATGTCCTCGTCGTTGCGGATTACCGACATTTCCGTTGTTACCGTGCCGCCATGCTTGCGATTGCGCATGTCACACCTCTTGTTTGTCATCCCGATGGACGTGCTGAGCGCACAAGGCCATCAACAAATCCTTGTTCGCCTTCCAGAACGGAAGCGCGTCGCTTTTGTCCATTTCAGTGATACAGGCATCATCGAAACCATCCCATTCGGCAACGCTGTGGCGCTGGCATCCAATTTGCATCCAGCCTGTGCCGCTGATCTGGACAACCCAGCGCAGACCACTGATAACAAGCGGTGCGTTTTTGGCATCGCGCAGGTTGGCACCGCACAGGTTGGCATCGCGCAGGTTGGCACCGCACAGGTTGGCACCGCGCAGGTTGGCACCGCACAGGTTGGCACCGCGCAGGTCGGCATCGCACAGGTCGGCATCGCGCAGGTTGGCACCGCACAGGTTGGCATCGCGCAGGTTGGCACCGCACAGGTTGGCACCGCGCAGGTTGGCACCGCACAGGTTGGCA